ACTTCGAGGAGAAGAACCAAACTGGCAGCCCCAGCAGCTGTCGTTTCTTCAACGGAACTTTGTACCAAAGAGTCTCGTCCTCCATCCTGAGATCGCTCAATGATCGTTCGCTCAAGCCCAACTGCGGCTATGGCGGGAATGCACTCGGCCCCACTACCTACAACAACTCTCTCCGGTCGTGACATGTCACGCTCGACCGCGATGGTTGGACTCAGTGTGGGGTTAGGAGTTTAGCGTACAGACGCTAGTGGCACAGCAACACGCCTTCTGCGGGACCTGAACATTCCGTAGTCGTACAACCGTTCACCGAACAAACCCCGTTCCCAAAAGAAGTCCCGACCTCGGGCCGCTCCACGCCGTCAACGACGCCGGCGTCCGCAGCGCAATCAGAAGCCAGCAGCAACATGGAACCGACGCATCGCGGCGCGCACCTCGCGCATGCCCACGACGGTCGCCATGCCTGCCTCCATTGGCGTTATGATTCCCAAAGCGTCTTTCAACATCGTTGGGCGCCCGCAGGCTATCGCTGACTTCAGCGTTACCCGTGGCGTCCGGATCTCGGGCTCCGGCCTGACCAACTTTCGTGCCTACAACGGGCGCATTCCAGATGGGTCTCCTCAGTCCTTTGCTGGTATGCTCGCTGTCGGCGCGTCGGGCCTCAACGTGCCAACGTGGTACGTGCCCATGGTCCCCGGCAACATCGACCCCAGATTGTACCAAATTGCTAAGACTTTCCAGTTTTACGCATTCCGCGAGCTCACTTTGACATTCGTGCCGTCCGTCGGCACGTCCACTGTCAACAATCTCGCGTTTGGTGTCAGTCAGGAGCCGGAGCTCTTCCAGGAGATTCAGAACCCAACGCAACAGCAGATCCTCGAGCTGAACTACGCGACACTCACGCCCATGTGGCAGACCGCCTCACTCTCCTACCGCCACTCAGGTACCAAAACCTGGATGGTCAACTACGAGGGGCGTGAAACTGGCAACGTCGCGCAGTTCTACCAGGGTCAGATAGTTGCGGCCGCCAACGATGCTTCACCTGGTGGTGTCCTCGGCCAGCCGGTTGGAAATTTCTTCGTCACTTACGTGATGGATTTATACGAGCCACAACCTGTTCCTTACTCGGTTGCTGGTCTCGCTTTCAACCCCGCCGATGGCGAGCTTGGCCCACCCCATTGCTGCCACCACCACGACGACGAGAAGGACGGTGGGGATCTCCCCGGCGAGGCCCCTTTCCTTTCTCGCTCCTAACTTGCACGTTCCACCGCGAATGTGCCGCGCCACGGGTGGGCGCGTTATAAGACAACACTTGCGCCATCGGTGGGCGCGGTATAAGACAACACTGTGCGCTATAGGCGGGCGCGATATAAGACAACGACCAACGAAGGATACCCCCGTCAGGTATTCACGAATTCCTTTACGGACAGCCTGGCACCTCAGGCCGAGTAGTGACTCTCGCGAAAAGTCAAAACCCTATTCTACTACTAATCTGTATTCTTCAGAGATGCGTCCTAGCGCTTTCAATGTAGGTGTGGGCCGTTTGGGGAGTAACTTCCTCTTCGCCCGCATTTATCTAGGCCCCACGTTCTGCCCCTCACGGGGTAAGGACGGAACGTGGGTGGCTGCATGTTGGTCTATGCCCCAGTGTCTCGCGACAGCAGCCTGTACCCAATTCCCTCGTGCGAAACAAGTACAGTATGTAAGGCACCCCAACTTCCTTGTCCGGCGGGAACCCCTCAGCAGGTAACAGAGCACGAGGAGCCAAGTGGCCTTCGGTGACCGTAAGCCCGGATATTCAAACACCCATGCAGAAAAAGAACTTAAGTGCCCAGCCTGAGGCCGTAAACCAGGCACCCAAAGGTGAAGTAGGAAGCAATGGCCTACACAAAGGCGAAGCGGGAAGCAATGGCCCGCACAAAAAGACGAAGTCGAAGCCCGACAACAAAGTGAAGCCGAAGCCCGGCACCCCCGGTCCTCAAGGACCAACCAAGCCGAAGCCCGGCACCCCCGGTCCTCACGGACCACCCCCACCGGCCAATTTACCGGTGATGAGCATGTTTGTCCCGCCTGGACAGCACGCGCCCTGGGTCGACCAGGAAGAACTCTCCGAGTTTGAGAACCACGTCTGCGCGGCGTATCACGTGAGCCATCGGAGTGAAAGCTTCGTAGCACTCTTCAAGCACAAGGCTTTGCGATCACATTGCTCAGCATGCTTGGGGATTATGACCGTGACGCTGCAGCAGATTCGTGAAGCCTTCGACGTACGCCGCCCCCCACCGGGCGTGTGTGCGAAGTGCCTTAAGGATCGCCGAGCCGCTGTCAAGCGCGAGCGGACCAAGGCAAAGAAGGAGGAGAAAGCCGCCAGGAAGATTGGCGCACAGCAGGGGCCCGCCATCCAGGGCGGGCCACCTGAGCAGCCTGTTGCTGCACCCCAACCGCCACCTGCGGCGTTGGGAGCGGTCCCTGGAAACCACGGAGTGCCCGTGGCGCCCCCTGACCAGGGGCTTGCGTTGGCCCAAGCCCTTGTGCAACAGGGTGGCCACGCCGCTGCGGACATTGCGGACATGGTGGATGAACGCAATGTGCCGCCACTCGACGACGATCGCATCGTTGTCGACGAAGCCGCCGTGGAGGCTGCAGCTAAGGCCGCTGAGGCATTGGCGAAGAAGAGGGAGGAGCTCCGTGGTCTATGGATCATGCTCCGTGGTAGCGCTGACATGTTTTGGAGTCGGCGCGCGCATGGCGCATACGATGATGAGCAGTTTCACACTCTCACGGCTAACCTTAGCCAGTATGCGTCGTCCCACAACATCCTTCGATTCGTCACCGACACGTGGCCGCAAGCTGATTCCCTTGGCGGTGAGGACGAGAATGACTACTTCCTGCGGAATGTCCGTAGGATCGCCATTGAGTCGCGGAGTCGTGCGGTAAACCTTAATCGTGGAAATGACCTCAAGTCGTCCACTTTTCAGGGGTTGGCCCATGACGCGATTACGTGGAGTTTCATGGTCCGGCGCTCTTTGCGCCACTGGTGGAATGGTGAGACCGGGCCTGCGTTCCAAGCGCAGGCCCTCTACCACGGCAGGTCGGCAACGACCGGTCGTTCACAGTCGGCTCGGCAGGCGATGGAGTTCAACTCGGCACAGGCTGGGATACTCTCCACTTCGCAGGTCGTTGTCGCTGACGCGATACCAGTGATCATGGATTGTGTGGTTGTTCCCCTCGGTGAGGAGGTGACGAAAGGGGCCTTCGCCTCATTTGTCCAGACATGCGTGGAGAAGACAATTGCGAGCGACATCACGCCGCTCATTGCCATCTCCGGCGCCGGCGGTTTGGCGGCTTGTGCAGCTGCCGTTATCGTCGGTGCGGGCCAAGGGCTCTTAGAAGGATCGACTCCCAGGGATCGGGCGTGGCGCTGCTTAGCCCACGTCCTCCTAGGCGTTTCGACACTTGCCTTCGGGCCTAAGATTGCCCTCATCCACATGCTCTGGAATTTCGCCGTTGGCCGTCTCGGCAAGAGGCACCTTCGGCTCAACATCGTCGCCGCAGCAAACCGCTTGCTCGCCCACAAACTCAAGGGGCAGTCAGCGGCAACGGGCGCGAGCATCGCAACCGCGTACTCGCGCAAGCACGAGTGCCACCAGACGATCTGGGGGCACAGGACCGGGTCGAACGTACACAAGTTTATCCCCGGTTCACAGGTCACCCCCACCATGGGCATGGTTGAGAGTGGCCTACTCGCCAGTTACGACCCGTCCACGGTGGTTTTCAAGCCAACTAAGACGCGGGAGGACGGGTTTGAGTACGAGCACACTTTGTTCGAGGCAACACGGCCAGTCGCCGGAACTGTCTCACATTTTGGGCTCGTAGGCAGGTGCGTCATGTCACCCACCCCCGATGCAGCAGGGGAAGAGGTGGCGCTTCGCGCGCGCGTTGGAAAGGAGTTCTGGATGAACCAGGGGGAAAACGGTGTCATTGTTGACGCTGCTATGGAGGCACTTAAGCTGTGCTACCTGCCCTTGCTGAAGGAACATGTTGAGCCGGTTACAAAGCCCGTACCGCTCAAAGACTGGCTCAAGAGTCAGACGCCTGCCAACATTCGCTTGTACGAGGCGCTCATCGCTGATGGGTTCACCTTGCCTGAAAAAGAGCGCCTCCGCTTCAAATCGTTTTTGAAGATGGAGACCGTAGTGCACGATAGCAGCGAAGAACTGGAGACCTACCAGATGGGAGCAGCCAGGTACCTTTTCAAGGACCCGCGTCTCATCCAGAGTCCAGACAAACGTCTCGTGTTACAGGTCGGACCATGGCTGCGGAAGGCAGCCAAGGCTTTCAAAGCCGGGCTACAGCCTCACTGTGGCGGGGACATCCTCGCCGGCAAGC